TCCAGGCCGATGACCTTGCCGTCCGTGGCATTGGCGCCACCACCGGTCAGACCGGCAGTGCCAGTGAGGCTGGCGATGTTGGTCGCGTCATAGACCTTGTTCACGCCCGTCAGACCGCTGACGGAAATGGTCTTGGGCGTGATGTCGGCGCTGACCGGATCAACGGTGAAGGTGTAGTTGGCCGCGTCGGCGCCGCTCAGAGTCAGGCCGGCAACCGTGATCGCCTTGCCCGTGCCGACGTGTTTGTCGGCAAAGGTGGCGCTGGTGGTGCCGCAGTAGCGCGCCGTTTAATTTGATCCGGCCAGACGTTTAATTTGATCCGGCATTTACAGGCGCTTCAGACGCTATTTTGATCCGGCATTTACGCCAGTCACGGATCAGGTCGGCGGGCCGCTGGTGCCGGCGCCTGGCTGCACGTTGGTGTGGGTGTGGCCGCTCATCTCCTTGCCGGCCACCTTGAGGCTGGTGCTGGCCTCCATGGTCGGGGCCACCGACTTGCCTGCCACAGGCGCTGAGCCGCCAGCGCCTACGCCGCCCGCAACCGCTGCGCTGCCACCCACCACCAGGTTGCCGTCGATCGTGGCTGCGCCGGTGGCATGGGTCGCCGGGGTCGTCAGGGTGACGCTGGTCGAGGCCGCCACGGCCACCGTGGGGCTGGTGACCGTGGTGCTGGTGCTGGCGGTGATGGTGACCACCGGGCTCGTGATGGTCACGTCCTGGGCCGCGTTGACCACCAGGTGGTCGCAGGTCACCTCCACCACCTTGCCGGCCTTCAGGCGCACCTGGTGGCCTTCCTTGTGCCAGATGGCGACGTCGTAGGGCGCCATGGCGGGGCGCTCGGTGATGCGGTCCATGCGCAGCACCACGGTGTGGCCGGCCCAGTTGATCACCAGGCCCTGGCCGTCGACGGGGTTGGCGGCAAAGCCGTAGTCCTGCCAGCGCTCGGCCTCGTCCTTGGCGTCGCCCTCCAGGGCCTCGGTGCGCGCCACCTGCACGGCGCCGTCTTTCAGGCCCCGCAGGCGGGCACGGCGCAGCAGGTTGGACATCCAGCCCATCATGTCAGTCCTGCGCCCCGTCGCTGGGGCCCTTGAAGTGGTTGCTGGTGTTGCCCTTGTTGCCCCAGGGCCGGCGCTTGACCTTGGTCTTGAGCGGGTCGGTCGAGTAGGCCTCGATCGGGCGCACCAGCAGTTCGGTCACGTCACCGTCCTTGATGTCGCAGGTCTGGCGCACGCTGCAGATCAGCCATTCGGCGCCGTCCAGGCCGGCCACGTCGTCGTAGATCGCCACGCGCTGGTTCAGCGGCCAAGGCTTGCCCTGGTAGGTCCAGCCCTCCACCGTGTACTTGAAGCCCATGCTGTGACCCCGGCGCACACGCACCGTGTGGGCCACCAGGGTGTTCAGCTCGGCCTGGGTGGTGTTGCCGTCGGCGTTGATCACCAGGGGCAGGTAGCGCGTCAGCTCGGTGTCCTTGGCGCTGGCCTTGATCTGGCGGGTAAGGTCGAAGGTGTCGGCCGCGGCGGCGTCGCCGGGCAGGTGAAAGTGCCGCAGCGCCACCGAGCTTTGGGCGTAGGCGATGTACTCGCTGTGCCGGGCTTCGTCCGAGCCCACACCTTCCATGGCGATCACGTTCTGACCGCGCACGATGGCGCCGGCAAACAGCGTCTGGCCGGCCCGGGTGAGCAGCAGGTGGCCGGTGTCGTCGCGGGTCACCATCACGCCGCGCAGGCGGGCGGCACGGGCCAGGGCATCCAGCACCGTCTCGCCGTGGCTGAGCTTGAAGTCGGCGATCGGCTCGCCCAGGTCGGTGTCGACCTTCACCTCCAAGCCGAAAGGCTTGACCAGATCCTTGCTGATGCGGTCCAGCGGCGCCTTCAGCCACTGCCCGCCGGCATGGACGGCGCTGCAGCGCACCAGGTCGCCGGTGCGATCGCGCCCGATGACCCGCATGCCGCACTCGCCGCGGCGATAAAACGGCTCGGCAGCCAGCACGTAGCCGGTCATCACGACCTGGTCGCCGATGCGGATCTGCACCTCGTCCTGCCGGGCGATCGCGGGCGGTGATCCAGGAACCAGGGCCACCGGGATGCTGAAGGTGCCGGTGATCGACTCCAGGCTGCGCTCGACCTCGCTTTGCAGCCAGCCCTCGTACGTCTGGCCCTTGACCACCACGCTGATGCGCGCCTGGTCGCGCGTGAAGCTCTCGGGCTTGGCCATGTCGCCCGCCTCAGTCGTGCCGCACGATGCGCAGCGGCTTGCCCGGGGGCACCAGCAGCGGGTGCTGGATGTGGGTGTTCATGCCCAGGATCTCGTCGGCATAGTCGGCCGTGCCGAACAGCTTGTACGAGATCAGCCACACCGGCTCCCAGCCCTGGGGCGTGTAGCTGGTCAGGCGCACCAGGTCGCGGCTGCGGGCCTGCAGGTCGGCCAGCGCGGCGGTGTACAGGCTCAGAGTGGCGTCGTGCCAGCTCAGGGTAGGCAGCGTATCGGTGGCGGCCTCGGTGCTGGCCTGGGTCAGCAGGCGGGTCAGCTGCGTGCTCACGTCGGCGCGCAGGGTCATGGCGTCGTCGTAGCTGGCCAGGTCGGCCCACGTGGTGGCCTCCACCCAGGCGGCCGTCGCCAAGGCTTCGATGAGTTGGTCGCTGGCCGCCGTCAGGCGGGCGAGCTGGGCGCGCGTGGCGCTGTCCACCGCCAGGGCCGCCGCGTTGCCGGTGCCGTACATCACCAGGCCGGCACCCACGGCCGGCATCACGATCACCTCGAAGTCGGTGGCGGCGATGCGGTCCTTGACATTGAAGACCCACTGAAAGGCCGCCTGAAGGTCGCGTGCAGCCGCGTTCGTCAGCTCGCCCGGCAGCTCGAACAGCGTGGCGATGTTGTCACCCAGCTGGCGGGGCGTGCTCAGCAGCGTGTCCAGCCCGCTGCGCAGCGCCTGGTAGTTGCCGATCAGCGTGGAGTTGAAGTCGCCGAGCGTCTTGCTGGCGTCGGCCAGCTTGGTCCAGGTGGCGTCGAGGCTGGCGCCGATGCGCGCCACCGCCCGGTCGGCCACCCAGCCGGGCTGCCCGTTCAGGCTCCACTGAGCGGCAAAGGCGTCACGCGCGGCCACCTTGGCAGCTGCCGCCTTGGCCCGGGCATCGGCCTGGCCGTTGGTGGCGCCCACCGGGTAGCGGCGCGGCTCGGCGCGCACGAACACCAGGTCGAAGCGGGCCATGCCGCCTTCGGCCGTGGGCGCCTCCTTCACCGAGTACTTGCCGGCCACGAAACAACGGATCGAGCCCGCCGTCGGGTGCACCAGCACGCCCTCACCGCTCAGCACCTGGCGCAGGGCGTTGCGCTGCTCGTCGTAGTCGTCGCCGATCACGTAGGCGCTGAGCTTGATCTCCTCGGCCGCCTCGCCCATGCGGAAGACGGTCGGCAGATCCTGGAACGGGTACTCGCGCAGCACCACGTTGTCGCCGGCCGTGATGTCCACGGTGTCGACCTGGAACGGCACACCCCGGAACGAGGCCGGGCGCAGTTGATCAAGCCAGGCCATGTCAGTACCCCGCCGGGTTGGTGTTGCCCGGGTTGATGCGCACCAGGCTCATGGGCCGCGCCACGCTGGTGGTGGCGGTGGTGCGGTCATCGCTCACCCGCACGTTGACGTCGAGCGAGCCTGTGCCCAGGGCGTTGTTGCCGGCGGCAGCGATGGCGTCGGCCGTCGATCCGGGCCCGGACGTGGGCGCGGTCAGGCCCAGCAAGCGCGGGTCGCGGTAGCCCCGGCCGCGCCACCACTCGCCACCGCCGCCGACGCGGGCTCGCGCCTCGGGTGAGAGCTGCACGCCCTCGCGGTGGGTGGCGTCCCACCACTGGTTCACGGCCGAGCCGAGTTGCCAGACCTCGTAGCCGGCAAAGGCTGCCGAGCCTGCCACCCCAGCGCCCTTGGCCAGGCCGGCCGCCTTGCCCAAAGCCCCTGCAGCCCCAGCCCCGGCTGCCGCACCCCGGCCCGTCAGCAGACCAGCCAGGCCGGCGGCGCCAGCGGCAGCCGCCAGCACCGTCAGCGCACCGGCAGCGCCCACGGCGGCCGTAGTCAGCACCGGGAACTGGCGAGCCACATCGGTGGCCGAGTCGAACACCTTGTCCAGCGCTGGCGCCACCTTGGCAAACGCGGCCTGGCCGGCGATGGCGATCTCGTTGCCCGCCTGCTCTTTCTTGAACGCGGCCTCCTGGCTGATCACGTCGAAGCTCGTGCCGATCGCGCCCGTGTTGGTGCGCGTCTGGTCGATCACGTTCTTGATGTAGCCGCGGTTGTTCATCTCGGCCACCAGGGCCATCAGCGCCTGGCGGTCCTGGATCACGGTGCCCACGGCCTTGCCTTGCAGGATGTCGGCCATCGCCGCCATCGTGGCTGCCTTCTCGCCGGTGGTGCCGCCATTGGCCAGCTTGGCTTTCAGGGCGGTGTAGTCCTTGTCCTTGCTGGCCAGCTCGTCGACGAAGCCGACAAACGCGTCCAGGCTGTTGATGCCCTTGCCGCGTGCCCGCGCCAGCTCGGCCGGCAGGTCGTAGCCCAGCTTCTTGAAGTCGGTCGCGGTGTCCTTGCTGTTGATCTTGGCCAGCAGGTTGACCAGGTTGTTGCCGGCCTCGTCCTTGGTGCCGGCCGTGATCACGCTGGCCTGCGCGCTGGCCAGGATGCGGCGCATGCCTTCCATACCGCTCAGGCCGCTCTGGCGCCCGGCCGCCATCAGCTGCGGCAGCCACTTGGCCATGTCGCGCAGCTCGAAGCCGCCGGCCTGGCCGGCTGCCATGGCCATGTTGAGCACCTCGGGGATCTGGTCGCGCGTCAGGCCGAACGACTGCATGCCGCGCAGGCCGATGGCGCCCAGCTGCTCGGCCGATGCGCCGCTGGCGGTGCTGGCGCGCATCAAGGTGGGCAGCAGCTTGACCGCGTCACCCACCGACACGGCGCCCGAGGCGATCAGCGCATCCAGCGCGCCGGCCGCGTCGTCGCGCTTGCCGCCACCGGTGCGCACCGCTGCCGTGATGGCGGCGTCAAGCATCTGCTTGCCGCTCACGCGCCCCGCCACGCCCTGGCCGGCAAACGCGGTGTTGGCCATGTGTGCCAGGCGCAGCGAGTACTCCATGGGCGCCTTGGTCACGCGGTCGGCCGCGTAGGCGCCGGCAGCACCGCCGGCCACGACCTGGGTGCCGACGCGGGCGGCCTTGGTCATGGCCGTCACGGCACTGTCGGCCGCGCGGCGCACGTCGTGGTACTTGAGCGCCAGCTTCGTCAGGTAGTCGGCCTGGCGGCTGGCGCTTTCGCTGCCCACGCGGCCCACCTTGAGCAGCGCGCGCTCCATCCAGCCGATCTGCTTGTTGCTGTCGGCCAGCGCCTCTTGCACCTTCTTCTGGGCGTCGACCAGGGCCTTGCTGTCACGCTGTGCCGCCGGGCCGACGTTGCTCACCAGCTCGATGATGTATTTCAGCTTGAGCTGGTCCATGGGGTTCCTGGAATAGGCGGTCGGTCAGGGCTTGGCAGCGGATGCGAAGCGGCGCTGCAGGTCAGCGGCCAGGGCGCGCAGGTGCGCCGTGGGCAGCTGCTCCAGCGTAGTCGGCGAGCAGTGCAGGGCCAGGGCCAGGCTCAGCAGCAGGCGATCCCACCCCTGTAGCCTGGCCCACAGGCTGTGGGGCTGCGGGTGCCTCGTCTGCGGCGGCGGTGCCACCGGCCAGCGCCTCGAACTGGGCCTGCGTGATGTGGCCGTAGCGCACCTCAGCCGCCAGCGTCAGGATGAAGATGCGCTGCTCGATCAGCCCCAGGTCGTGGGCGCTGAGCTTGCCCAGCAGTTCGAGGTCGATCACCGCCTGGGGGATCTTCTGGCCATCGCACTCAAAGGCCTCGATGTGCCGCGCCGTCATGGCGAAGCGGAAGTCCGCGTCGCTCACCAGCAGCTTGTGCGCCCCGCCCACCACCACCACCCGCTCGGCCTGCCGCTGCGCCCAGCGCTCGTCGGCCACGTTGGTTTCGCGCAGGTGCACGGTGCGGTACTTGATGGACTTGCCGTCGGACTGCACGGGCAGGCCGTCGGCCAGGGTCAGGGTGTTCAGGGTGTCGGTGCTCATGGTGTGGGGGCGCTCAATACAGGCGGGCGATGCCGCCCTCGATCACGAGTTTCTTGGTGGCCGCACCCGCATCCAGCGCGCCGGCCGTCACGCCGTATTTGCCGTCGATCGCCGTCGAGTCGATGTAGTTGCGGTGCACCAAGCGGTTGGCGATGACCAGGCCGCTCAGGCCGGGCAGGATCTGGCGGAAGACAACGCCGTACACGTCGTCATCGCCGCTGGCCATCGCGATGGTGTTGACCCCGGTCTTCTTGACCAGGCGCCCGGCCGGGATGGCCACGCCCGAGCTGTTGAGCAGCCGGCGCGTCTGCCCGCAGTCCGCAAACACCTCCCACTGGATGTTGACCACGCTCACCGGCGCCACCGTGAGCACCACGTTCATGGCCGCCAGCACGGCCGCGTTGCTCTGGGCCGTGTAGTTGCCGTTGGCGGTCCAGGTCTGGCCGGCAATGGTCAGCGTCTTGTTCACCGTGGTGCAGTCGCCCAGCCGCGCGCCGATGGACTTGGCGGTGGCGTCTTCCACGCACAGGTCGCCGCGGCCCAACTCGTCCACGCTGCCGAAGATCACCGCCGCGGCCGTGCCGGTCACGGCCAGGCCCAGCGTGGTCTGCAGCACGACCATGCCGGCGTCGCTTTGCACCACCGGGCCCGAGTAAGCGCCGCCGATCTGCCACTCGTAGCGGTCCACGGCGCGGTTGGCGCTGGCGCCCGTCACGCCTTGCGCCACCAGGCCCAGGTCGCTGCCGATCAGTGTCAGGCGGCAGCGGTTGCCACCGCCCAGGCTCAGCACCGCTACACCAGTGCCCCGAGTGTTGCTGCTCTGGCATCCGAACATCTCCACCACCGCCGGGCGAGCCGACGCGGTGATGGCTGTGTTGTGAAACCCGAAATCGCTTTGCGTGGTATCAGCCCGCAGTCGGTCGGCCCGCACGTCGGTAAATTTGATGTGCTGGCCGCTTGACACCCCGCAGCCAAAGAGCCAGGCGTTTTGTTGCGCACCGCCCAGCAGGCCCAGGCGAGTAAATGCCTGGCGGATGCGCCGGTTCGGGGTCGTGGGTTTGGATAGCCTGTTGAAATCGTCGCTGTGCAGGCAGTACTCGCCGTTCCACGCGCCGCCGTTGCCGGTATTGCTGCGGATGGTCAGATCCAGAAATTTCGTTTCCAGATGGGTTTCGAGCATCGCGTCGAGCGCATCGCTTTCCTTGTCGATGAAGGTCTTGTCGATACCCTGGCCGCGCACCGCTACAAAGGGCGGGATCTTCAGGAACGAGGCATTGAAAACACCCGCGTCGCGCAGGTCGATCAATATCTGGTGGTCGTAACAGCAGCGCGCGCAGGTATCCACGCCGGGGGCGTCATACAGGCTTTCCACCGCCGCTCGCAGGGTGGCAAAGGCCTGGCCGGCGCCCACGCCGATGACCTCGTGCCACACATCGCGGTCGAGGTAATCCATCACCATCTCGTCCGAGCGCAACTGCGCCTTGTGCACGCCCGCCTGCCCCGACGTGGTGTAGTTGTAGGTGCCTGTCACCGCCAGGCTCCAGTCCAGGTCGACCACCGCGTACACGCCCGTGTAGGTGGCCAGCGACCCCTGCACCAGCTTCACGTAGCGAGGCTGGGTGCTGTAGTCCGCCACGGTGGCGGTCACGCTCCACTTGGCCACGTCGGTGCCGGTGGTCAAGTCGTGCAGCAGGATGGTCCTGCGAAACAATTGCACTTCCACCTGCTTGAGGATGTACACATGGCTCGTGTCGGCGCCGTACACCCAGATGTTGCGCACCAGGCGGCGCAGGAAGTCGTTGCTCAGCTCATCGGCAAACGGCAGGTTGCGCCCCTTCACCAGTGCCAGGCCAGCGGTCACCCCGGCCGCGATGGCCGCGCTCTGGGCAGCGTTGGCGGCAGTGCTGGTGGCGATCGCGTCAGGCCGGATGCCCAGGTTCGCAAACGTGTTGCCGCCGCTGCCCCGGTACACCGCCCAGGTCGACGGCGCGGTGGCGAAGTCGACCACCAGGGTGCCGGTGATGCCGCTGGCGCCCGCTGCGGCCAGGCTGAACTCCACCTGCCCGCTGTAGCTGACGCCGGCGGATGAGAACGAGGCGACGTCGACCGCGCCGGTGCCCAGCGTGTCGTCGCTTTGCTCCACCGTGAAATTGAAGCGCACACCCGAATCGTTGCGGAAGTAATACCTCA